TAATAGCACCTGCACTTTCAAAAGATACACTGTAAGTTACCTCTCCGTTGTACTCACCTGCATATTCTAGGGAAGTAACTTGGAAAGCACCTGTAAATGTACCGAAATCAGGAACTAAGAATTGATAATTATTTTGTGTGTCATCTAAAGCATTAGTCCTTATTGTTGCTTCGCTTGCTGCATCTGTGAATACACCACTGCCTGAAACGCTAATAGATTGAACTCCTGCTGCTGCTAATAAAGTTCTTTTGTTAGAACTGTCCTTATTAGTAACGTCTACGGATTCATTATTAACTGTAAGACTTGTTGACCTTAGACCTGCTATTGTTGTGAAAGTTTCAGGAGAACCTGCGTTCCCTACTTTCATTAACATAGCACTACCTTTCTGCGCTGCCATATTATGCTCCAATTACGAAGGTAGTACTTAATTACCTTCTAATTAATAAAAAAGGCATCTGCCAACTGTGTTATTTCGGTAGTTAGTAGTTAATTAAGTACCTAATATAACTGCACGAAATCTCATAACTCCGTGCCTTGTGACCCCATCAGGGTCTCTCATAATGTCGCTGTATTCAAACCTGCTATTAATTAGGTTATATCCAGTAACAGTAAGACTGTAATCATGCAACAAATCATGAATCCTGTCCATGATTGTTTTTGTTTCTTTGCTCCCTTTGTATTGAGACCAAACATGAATATTGATTGTTAATTCTCCACCATCTACGTCTTTGGTGCTGTAATCTATGGCTGTTTCTTCGCCTATAGTTATAAAAGGATAGCTGTTTCCTTCTTGTACTTCATCATATACCCCTGCTCCGTGTGTAGAGGTAAGGGTATTATCGCCATTTAATCTACTGTAAATAGCGGACTGTAATGCAAATTGACCTATAGCCATTATTTAAGATAACCCCCTGCTTTAAATATCCTATTTATTTTTGCTCTGTTTTTATTAAGCGCAGGATGCATGAAAGGTCTTGGGTGCATCTGTGATGTTCCAAACTCTAATGCCTTTGCATAAGGAGCAGATGCAACTATCTGACCAATAACTTTAGTGCCTTCTGATTTAACTTGGCTTGTTATGTTTTGTGCAAGATAACCAGTATCACTAGCAGGCGGTTGTCCTGCAGCAGAAGCGGTATGTGTTCTTCTAGGATTGTATTTCTCGTAAGTTTCTCCTGAAGGGCTTCCACTAACAATACTTGATTTAGCTGTGCCTTCAACTAATGTGGTGCTTCTTTGCACTAACCCTTTTAAATGTTTCTCAGGATTAGTAACCATTCTTTTCTTTAACTTATCTTGAAAAGCGTTTAAATTCTTTATTCCACTTTTAGCCATTAGATAGCTACTCCCAATTCACACTCTAATTCTAAGAATCTGTCTCTGTTGTCTACGTTCTTAATGTTTTTTATGTTGTAGTAATCGCTGTCGTACAGTATGCGGTAATTAGTACCTATATCACGCCTATAACGTATCGTAATCGCATGAACAGTCTTTTCTTGTACTTGACCCTGCCTGTAGGTTTCCGCTCCCCTGAGCGGCTTTATGTCAGCCCATAAATTAGTGAGGGTAGTCCATGCTTCCGTTAATCCACCACCTGCATCTCTAGTATTGGTTGGTTTTTGCAACTGTATTTCAAATCGCATCTTTCCAATGCTCATTATCCTACTGCCATTAAGTTGCTAGAACCCATACCCCCATGAACAACATAAGGTGCGTAGAGATTCTTCATTAATGTTGGAGCACCCTGCGCTTCATACATATCCCCTCTATGCTCATACATATAGGCTATGTGTTGCAACATACCTAAACGAATAGGCTCTGGAACTGTATAGGCGTTGGTGTACCCTGCCACATAAATAACTTCAATAGCGTTAGCCACTCGTAAGGCGGTAGGGAATGTTTCCCCTGTCCTTAGAACAACCCTTGAAGGCTCTCTAGCTGTATCAACGTAGTATTTACTAGCAGCCATAGTGGTAGCAGTATCAGAATCGTCATAAGTCTTAACACTGGTAACGCTTTGCACTGGTGATTTAGGCAAGACAACGTAGTTCTTATAGTAGTTAATATCAGGTGCAGTTCTCATTCCTTCCCACAATGGGTTTTCTGTGTCCATAGCCGTATCTACATATAGAGTAATGGTCTGTTGCATGATGGCTCTATTCATGTGGTTTTCAGCAAACTGTCTAGCAGCCACAATCATAGGTTGTACCACCCTTTCATCAGTGGCGTCATCTACCCTTAAATATTCCTTAACCTCTTGTAAAGATAAAGGCTCTGCGGTTGGCTCTGTGCTTACTGTTATTCCTGCCATTAGATTATTACTCCTAATATACCTGAAGTAATAAACACGCCATACAATCCCCAAATAAGGTATTCCATACGAATAAAACGCTTAGAGCCTGACTCTAGCCTTTTATCTAGGTTTTCATACCTAATAGCACATATCTGTTCGTGCAATTCTAAAGCACTAACATTACTGCTTGGTTTTATTGTCTCCTGCATCTTCTATTACCTCAACTTCTTCAGCTTCAGTTTCTTCTTCAGCTTTGTTGATTTCATTCTCTATGAGCCAGTCACTGCGTTTTTTTACGCCTGCAATAAGGTCGCCTAGTTTTACACTGTTTCTGCGTATAACTTTCCTTAACTGCTGTTCATCTTCTCTATCAGCTATTAAGTCCATATAAACTTCCTGACCTTCAGGTGAGAATGTAGAAGCATCTACATCTACTCTTTCACCTTCTTTCTCGTAACTGAACATAGGTGTTTTAGGTTCTTCATTTGAATTATCTTTGGTATCTACCATGTCTTTCTCCTAAGTTAAAAATATTATCTTACTATAAACTTGCTTCATTTGCAGTTTTCTTGGCTGCCTTAACAGAATCTGTCCAAACCGCATTTGCGATTGCTTGTACTTCAGAAGACTCGCCAGATATGTCTGTGTCTGTATGTGTAAATGAATCATCAGCATTTTTTACTGTGTTTACACAAGAAACAACGTGCCTGTGAAAAGACCTTGTAAGTTCTTTACCGTCTTCCTTGATAACTGTAGCTGTACGAACTTGTATATCTTTACCTGTTCCTACAATTTCTATTTTATCTTCTTCTGTTGTTTTTGTTATTGCCATTTTTTTCTCCTTTGTCTGTGTCTAGAATCCACTAGACATAATTGTTACTATTTTTATGAATCTGTTAGATAATATCCTGCGCAGTTAAGATAATATCCTGTTCCTAAATCTGACCAATCGTGTTGAATATCTGCTCTTGCTCCATCATAGAATTGTATCTCTGAATTTCCTGTGACTTGTGCTACTACCATGCGGGTATCTGGATAATCTGCGTCTGGGAATAAACTTAATGCTATAGTAGCTGTGCTTCCATTATTCGTGAATGGTAAACCTGTAACTTTAGTTTTACCTGTAAAACTTCCTTTATTTGTTACATACCTACTCATCTGAAAATAAACTCTATTTCCAATTTTTGTGTAGTTATTACCAGAACCTGATGTGCTTTCTGCGTGTGTTCCTGCTGAACCTGTAGTTCCTCTAATAGAAGGTGTCCAAGTACCTTCTTCATAATCGTTAAGTGAGTTAGCTTCTGCTGTGTCTCCGTTGAATGCGACACCATATTCAGATATACGTACTTTTTCTGAAAGACCAGAAACTCCAGTGCCTATAGCTGTGTTTTGAGCAGCAGCAAAACTAAATTGCATTCGGTCACCAAATAACTGAGCAAAACTTCTTTTACCACTAAAATTTGAGAAAGTTGATTGCGTAGTTCCACTACCCTGTTGTTTAACACCATAACCAAAGTACCAACCACCACTACTGTGATTTGTACCCATTGTTGCCAAATGATGGTCACCAGAATAATAATTTTGTAGTGTTAGAGACCCTGTAGTTTCAGAAGCTGACCCTGCCATTATTGAACCATTTCTGACATCTAATTGCACAAGAGGGTCATCAGTTCCTATACCTACTTTTTGGTCAGTATCAATAGTTACTGCTGCTGAATCATTTTGTAATAAAACAACTTTAGCATCAGATGTTGTTCCAAATACTGCACCATTTGCCCAAGAAGCATTACCTACAGAACCACCACCTGTACCCATAACAACAGTTGCTGCGGTGCTGTCAGAGTTTTGCAGATATATAGTGTTGTATTGGTCAGCTCCGTTTTGAGTGAGTTTTAGTATAGGGTAGCCTGATGCTGTCCTTGTAACGTGTAATGGCGCACTTGGACTTGTAGTTCCTATGCCTACGTTTCCATCGCCCAAAACAACAAATTTATAGCTTGAACCTGAGTAGGCACCGAGAGTTATAGTTCCGTCATGTTCTGACCCTGTTCTTACTAAAAGTCCATTATCGCTTTCGGTAGTGCCTGTGTTATAGAATCTTGAAAGCCATGTTGCTGAAGCATCTAGTTCAACTGACAATGGGTAAGAAGGACTCGCAGTTCCTATGCCAACTCTATTATTGGAAGCATCTACCACTAGCGTTGTTGTGTCCACAGTTAAACCTGCATCTAAAGTAGTAGCACCTGTCACATCAAACGTACCTGCTATGTCTATGTTGTTGGCTAATTTCGCAGAGGTTACTGCATTATCGGCTAATAGAGCAGTGGATATATTGCCATCAGCAATCTTAGCTGTGGTTACGTTGTCATCTACTATGGAAGCCGTTACTACTGCACTAGCAGCTAATTGGTCTGCTCCTACGGCATCATCTGCTATCTTAGCTTGTGTTACTTGGTCATTGGCTATATGGGCAGTATCAATAGAACCATCTACATAGTGTTCTGAATCTATGGCATCATCAGCTATCTTTGCCCCTGTTACTGCGTCTGCATTTATGGCTGCGGTTTCAACAGCGTTATTTGCCAACTCAGCAGCAACAATAGTTCCGTCTGCAAGTTTAGCTGCCGTTATAGAGCCATCTACTATTTGTTCTCCGTATACTTTAGTGTTTGCCATATTATTCTTCTTCTTTTAGTGTCTATTATGCGTCCTCTAATGTTTTGATTCTTGTTTCTAGTGCATCAATCTTATCATCAGCTTCTTGTAGTGCTTTGACTAATACTGCTGTTAAATGACCGTAACTTAAACCTTTAAAAGAAGTTAAAGTACCTTCAGGATTAGATTCAGATACTATTTCTGGGACAATTGATTCAACTTCTTGTGCAATAAAACCTATAGCATCTTCACTATTAGATTTCCATTTGAATTTTCTTGGTTTTAGTGATTTAACTGTGTCTAAACCATAAGTTAGGTCTGCTATATTTTTCTTTAGTGCTTCATCTGAGCCATCATTAAAACCACTTGCATCTATATATCCTACTCCTGTTCCTGCTCTTTCAAATACAAAATTTGCCCCACCTGAATTTTGATAAAATGCTGTTCCTACAGGTCTGAGGTTATTACTTGAGTTACCGCCGAAATCACCTCCTTGTGAGCCGAGATATACTCTCATGTCTGCATCATGAGGAGCAAAGTGAGCATCATCACTTGTATTGAATATAAGTGTGGGATAACTCGTACTAAAATCTCTAAAAA